TATACTAATGAGTGTGGGCCTCTTCCTGTTCCTGTTCCTTCATTACCGTTAAGTACTGAAAGTGTAGGACTTCCTGTTACGTCAACTGCTTCGTTGAATATAACTTTTGCAGATAGTGTTGAACCAGCAGACACGTCATGTGCAGTTGAAATCCAATCAATATCAGTAATGTCAGCAGCACCAAGTGCAACGGTAAAGTTTTTCATTGCAACAAGTGTTTCAGTTCTAACTCTAGAACCTACTGTTGTTGCTAATTCCCATCCGTGTGGTTTTGCTTGTGTTTTTGTTTTCTCAGCATCAGATAACCAATTTGGTTTAGATTCTGTTCCTGAAGTGTGTCCCCATAGTGCCATTTTATTTTCTCCGTTTATCTATTAGCAACCTTTAGGATTGCGTTATAAGTTGTTTTGAAAGATTTTATATCTTTCTGTAAAAGTCGTAGGTATTTAGACCTTTCCGTACTCTTAATTTTCATTAATATATCATATACTTTAGATGCATCATCAGCTTTCAACTTCATTTTTTTCATGTCGTCTGTTCTGATTTCTGTATCTTTTCCAGTATCCTGAATAGATGCTAACTGAGTTAACATATTTGCATCAGGTCTTAACTGCATACCTACTGCTGTTGATGATAATGCCCAAACTGCTCTTTGGATAACATCTTCTTCTTCAGCTTCTTTATACTTCCCACCAGCCATTGAACTGATTTTATTAAGAAGAACTTTCAATTCTTTTTCGTTTTTTGCCTTTGCAACTGCACGAGCAACCTTTTGGTTCCCTGCATCAGACATCATTCCGAAGTCTGCAACCTTTTCCATGACGGCATTGACCTTTTTGGCCTCACCTTTCATATAACCGAGTTTTTTAATTTTCTCTTTAAAGGTCTTGTATCTAGCGTCAACTCTTTCCATAGTATTATCTACTCTGAGTCCGATTCTTTTTCTTTTTTCTTATCTATTGCTTTTTGCAATGCAGGTGGTAATTCACCCTCTTTAACTGATTCTTTCTTACCGTCTTTACCAGCTTCTGAATCACTATTCCAGTTGTTATCGATGTAATCAAAGAATTCTTTCTTCTTATCACCTTCTAATTCATCGGGTGATGTAACTCCAAACTTCTTTAACACACCGTCAAAGAACTTTTTATATTCTGCAGAACCTTCTGCAATTTTTTTTGATGCTTCGATTAACGAATCCGTTAATCCTAATTTATATCCTGTGAAACTCATTGTTCTAGTTCTCCCTTATCGAAATAATCGAATAGTTTAGTTTTGTTTTCTTCGTTAAGTTCCATTGATTTTGCAAGTCGTCCTAACATGTTTTTTTCAGTAAGTTTACCAACAGATATGTCCTTTTCTAAAGCTTCAATCACTTCTTCTGCTGTAGACTCTTTTTCTACTTCGACTTCTTCCTTGTTCAGAATCTTTTGAGTGTTTACTTTACCAATCAAAGTGAAAATGGTGTCTCTTGCTTTTAGGACTGCTTCATAATCTTTATTATACTTACTGTCCTTAAGTTCTTTGTCACCCATCTTTACAATAGACTGATATCCTTTTAGAACTGACTGCATGTCCTTAGACAATTTCTTTAATGCATCAACTTCTTTATCAGTGACCTCTTGTAGTACAGGTACATCAAAGTTTTCCAATAGCGCATCAATCTCCTCTGAGATGATGTCATCTTCGGTTTTAACAACTGTGTTCTCCTGAATTCCAGTACGAACCTGTTGCAGTATTTCTTTCCAATTTTCTGATTTAAAACTCATATGTTTATTTATGTAATTTGAATTCTAAGTACCAAGTTATTCTGTCCTTTTAACAGTCTATGGTACCCCATTTTAGGTATTCTGTATGTCATACCCACCTCTAACACTTCAGGAAGTTTATCATCTAACTGAAGCTTCCAGTTAGTTCCTGATAATACATGTACAAGTCGTGACTCTCTGTCCCTATGCCAGACCAGTTCGTCTTCTTCAACCGAATCAGTGAAAGTTCTAATTATGAACTTAACTCCTGTTCCGTGTTGTTCTATAACCTCTTCACTGTAAGGTTTAGTCGTCACCTTCATAGTAGTTATCTGACCTCTGTCGGTATCCATAAAAACTACCCTCTTTTACAGGTGGTTCTAGGTCAAATATACCTTGAACCCAATTCTCTGCAGTATTCTCTGCATATGTTTCTGAATGACCATGCACCTTTCTAGTTGCACTCCAATCATCCTTTTCGTATAACTCTACTTCAAAACCCTTTACTGTCTTAAATACTTCTGCTTTTCTTTCACCTTCACTAAAGGTGTGATATAATTCCTTTTCCATACTAGTATATATGGTTTACCAAAAGAAGCTTCCACCACCACTTAAACCTAACTGTTTTGCATAATACGGCAATCTACATGCCCAATATCCTGCAGTGGTTTTGTCATTCTTAGTGTCACATTTATGTCTTGCAACAAAACTCTTTCGTGCTTCGGGGTTGTTTAACTTGACCTTAAGTCCTGTAGTGTCTCCCCATGTTATCTTTTTAATCTTGTCTCCGTCTTTGACGTAAACATAATACTTCTTTGAACCACCGACTTTAGGTGAGTTCAATTTAGGTTCCTTTTCATCTTCTTCCAGTATCATAGGACAATCTAATGGTACCATATTACCCTCATAGATTTCAAATTCACCTAAATCCGTCTCAATGATTTGTCTATCTACTTCAGTAAGTCTAAATCTTCCTTCTGCAAGTCTCTTCCTTGCTTCTTTAATGACCTCAAAATACATCATAGAACCCAATCTAAAGGGGTTGTCGGTTATATTAGTGTTAGTCTCTTGTAGACTATCGACTGTCTCATGGATAGCCATATCCTTGAAAGTTTTCATGTTTATCCGTACATCTTTGCAAAGCTTAGAAGGTCAAGGGTTTCAAATCCACCTTGTGTATCTTCTACTCTAAATGCTAATTTTCCTTTCAACACTACTGGTTTAGCAGTGTAAGTAGACATTGACGAATATTGTAAGGTAGACCTTCCTTTACCGTTATCAGTTCGTTTTAGTCCTGATACTTCTGAACCATAGATAGAAAGTCCTTTCATCTTTGGTGCGGCTTCTAATAGTTTTTCTGCATTACGTTCTTTAATTATTTGCACTAATGATTTCATGTTATTTCTCGTCAAAATGTGTTATTGTTGATGGGTCACCGTATGAAGATTTACCTCTTGCAACTGAGTCAAAGTCTCTTAACTGTTTCTTATTACCAGTCATAGTTACATGAGTATCACTACCTTCTTTCTTGAATGAAACTTTTAACTTCATCAACTTTGCAGACTGGTTAAACTTATCTGTTTCAGGTTTCTGTATACCTTTAACTTTATAAACAATCGTTTCTTCCTTCAGTTCTTCTTCGAACATTTCTCTGAAAGTACTCTCTACTGAGAATTTCTTTTGGAAAGGATACTTGTCTTTTAGTGGTTCATCGTCCATAACACCTTCTTTAGGAACACAATTCGGAACTTCTTTTCCATTCATCTTCTTCATTCCTACTTGTTTGTAGTCTTTCCAACATGGGTCATCTTCTGATAGACCTTTACATGGGTGTGTGTCTTCAGTGAATACAACACCTACATTTAGTTTGTACTTAACTTCTTCGTTTGCGTACTGGAGTGCTTTCTGTACTTCTTTCTTCTTAGAGAATCCTTTTTTGAACTTTTCAATCTGTTTGATTGCATAGTTCATTGCACCACCATGGTCAAGTGCAATTTCGATAGCTTTCTTGGTGTCCTTATCTTTCGTTGGGTTCTTTCTGAAGTATGTAGAAACCTCTTGTCCAGTTAATTTCTGTCCTTCCATTGAACCTTCTCCAAGGTTATCACCTTGTTTTAGAAGTTTCTTGGCTGCATTTCTGTCGTGGTATGTGAACTCATGTTCTTTCTTAGTCTTGTCGTCTCTTACGATGTAACCTTTTGGAGTCATCTTGGTGATTTTACCCATGTACTTGGCACCATCTTTTTGGTAGTAATCTACTTCTGTACCAACTTTAATTGAGTTCTTAGTCTCTGCACCCATACCATGTTTTGCAAGAACTCTATAGTTCTCTGAAATTGTTGATTCATCAAGGATTGACATTATGAAGTCTTCTGCATCGTCTTTACCACCGACTTCACCAGTTTGTGATGCCCAACCTAGTAATTCGTCTTCTACTTTAGAAGGTAAATCCTTGTTGTTTTTTCTGAAATCGTCAATTGCACGTTTGTGTTTTGTGATGAGTTTTTTCCAGTCGTTATCTCTTGGATACATTTTGATTACTTTTTTGTAATCTTCTAATACTACTTCTTCTTTTATAGATTTAATAAAGTCTCTTTTACCTGCCTTGTACATTTGAACAACACCACTATGGTCTGTTATCATATACATGGATTGGATTGCTTCCAATTCTTTTGGTGTTAATCCTTTAATCTCTTTATTCCAGTAGTTTGCAATGTTCTTGTTCACACCCTTCTTTTGAGGTACATATGGGTCTCCTTCGACCTGCATATTACCTTCTTTTATAGGGGTAACCTCAATCTCTTCGTTGTATGGAAAACCTTTTAAAGGGTTGTCAAATACTTGAGAAAAATTCTTCTTTCTTTCAGACTTTTTCTCTTCATTGGCGAGTCTAGCTTGTGCAAGATATTCTTTCACATTCTCACCTGGCGTGTCCTCTTTGAACGATGATACTATCTCATCTGTTCCTATTTCTAGAACTCCGTTATCTGTTTTATTTCCGTTTGGCATTTGGTAAGCACCCCTTTTCCTTTAGTTTGTTCCTCATACGAGGTTCTTTTCTGTTATAATTTTGAGTAACGATACTCAGATTAGATTTGTCGTTGTTCATAGGATTGTTATCCTTATGATGTACGTCTTTATCAGCAGTAAGTTTCTTCTGATTTTTTAAACTTCTTCGTGCTTCGTTTCTCTTTGCACGTCTTTTAATTTGTTCGGGGTCTTTATGATATGACTCATATTCCTTTTTGTAGTCTCTGTCTTCTTCTACTTCAGACTCCTCGTTCTTGTTCTTATTCTTTGCATCATAGTCTTTGATAGACTTTTTTGCAGACTTCATCATTGCTTTTTGATGTGCTTTTTGTTGAGACTGATTTCTCTTTCTCATTACATCTGCATGTCGTTCTTCCAGTTCTTCACCCATTGTCAAACCAGCTAATTGTTGTGCAATTACTGTAAGTTGTTGTTGAGGTATTGTCATCAGGAATTCCATCTGTTTCTTAGATAGACCTTTCATTTTTTTAATTGCATCCTGCATCTTACCTTCTTCTAACTCTTCACCGAACTTAAGGAATAACTTACCTTTATCTTGTTTTTGGTCTGTAACTTTATGTCCAACCATTGCACCGATAGTGTTAATCATACCAAGACCTTTCTCGGGATTACTACTATACTCTTTTTCTAATCTGGCTGCAACTTTTTTAGTAATCAATTTAATGATATCTACAGCTGAAGTTACTAACTTACCTTCCTTTATGTGATAACCAGTATCGTCACAATGGTCACAACCTTTTCCACCACATTCGGGACAAGTCACCTTTGATTCTTCTAATTCAACTGACTCGTTTGCCTTTCTTGTTGCATCTCTTTTCTTTTGAATTGCAACATTCTCGGTCTCTTTCTCTTTCTCTAATCCAAGTTTAGAATTCTCTCTCTCATGTCTATCTTTTAACGATTCAAGTTCCTTTTCTTGTTTAACTTTAAGGTCTTCCAACTCTTGAACCTGTTGTGCTTTTGCATGAGCAGCTTTGACTGCGACGGGTTCTTCCGTAAACATTGATTGAAAAGACTGAATTTTATCCTCTCGTGCAAGTTTCTGTACTTTTAATATATCGTTTAATAAATCCATAATACTATTTAGTCTTTTTGAGATGTAACTCTCGTTGTTTCCAAGAGAGAGCAGGTTTGTTTGAAGGGAATATGGTAGTCCATGACATGAGTTTACCATAAAGACCATTTGTCTTCTGTTTAAGTGATGCAAGTGTATCATCATTCTCTATCTTAGTGAAGTCTCTACCAAACAACTTTTGCAATTTGATTGCATTTGCATTTGATTTGTTCCAATCTCCAGTAACAATTTCGGGTGGAACTTTACGAGGTCTCTTTTGATTTCGTTTTTGTGCATTTGCTAGTGATGTTTGAACATAAATCATCTTAGATTCATATCCAAGTGCATCTAAATGTTTCTTATATGCTTTAATCTTACTGTCGTTTGCACTAGTAGTGTCAAAGATAAGTCCCAGTCTGTTACCGATATACAAGTCCATACCTATTTTAGTGGTCGCCTTTGCTCTTGCACGGATAGGGTCATAGTCTTTAGGGTCGTTCTTAGATAGGTCTAATGATAATCCTGCTTTCTTAAGACCTTTCTCAAATGCATTATCTGTATTAACTAATTTAAGTCCCAATGATTTAAGGGAAAGACCATCAACCACTTCTGATTTACCACTGCCTGGGCCTCCCATTAGAAAGACTGCTTTAAATATACCTTGGTCATAGACTCCTTCATTAAGTAAGTCCTCTTGCATGTAAGATGGTAGTGTACTCTCTGAGATGTTCATTCCCTTTTTTACTGCCTTCCAAAGTGTCTTTGCATGTTTTTTATCGGGGACACCCGATTCAAAGGAATCATAATCCCCATCTGATGCAGCTTGTCTCATTTTAGATGCAGACATTCCACTTACGTCATCGGAGTCGGGGTCTCTTTCCCCTGCAGATATAATATTAATTGAATCAAACTTATAGTAACCATGTTTTCCTTTCACACCATTGTATTTGTTGAGTAACATCTCAAATTCTTTAATTCTGTCTGAACCAACCACCATTCTAACCTTACTGTAACCTTGGTCTTGTAGTGCAGTTGCAATTTCAAACACTTGTCGTGCTTTAGTGTTCACAATACCCACCTTCTTACCGAAGAATTTATTCATAAAGTTCCATTTAGTTTTATAATCTAATGGATTCTTCTTGGAGTCTTGTGAGTGTGACATGAACACTAGAGGTTCAAAACCACCACTGGTAGAGTTTTTTAACTTTTCTATTAATTTTGCATGTCCAACTGTAGGTGGATTGAATCTACCAAAAGTAAACACTGCACTCTTTTCTTTTGCTTCGAATATGGATTTAAAACTTTTCATTACTTGTCCCATGCTTTTGCAGCGTTGAAGTTATTCATAGAGAATTCCATCCTGTCAACTAATTTAACTGCACTTCCGTCTGAGTCGATTGCAACATATCCTTCAGGATTAACTACTTTAAATCCGTTATCTACCTTCACGAAGGTTCCAATACTCTTTACTCTATTTAGTGCTGTAACAATAAGGGATTTTGACTCTATCAACCCACCTTGGAATTTTGCAAGGTTATCAATCATCACTTTGATGGAGTTTAAGTCTCTCATAACATCCTTACCAATCTGTATCTTGATGTCTTTAGTCTTCTGCATCTTAACTTTTGCAACTATCTTATCTTTCCAGTATTTCTCTACATGGGTGAGGTAGTCCTTTCCGTTAGGGTTCCACTTACCTGCACGGACAAGTGTATTAGTGTATGTCTTGTATGATGCACCTGCAGCTCCTTTACTGTTGAGAACATTTTGAACATCATTAAACTTCTTAAGGTCTTTGTTTGTTATACCATGGAAATTTTTACCAGTCGAAGTAAGTGCATTGGTTAACTGAAGTGTTTCCTTTGCAGTCATGTTTCCGTAACCAGTCACATCCTTGTATGTTGCATCATCAGTCCAAACATCTGATGTAGACTTGGGTGCATTTGCACCAAACGATGCACTTAGTGATTCTATAGTAGACCCTGAATAAGTTGTGTGGAAGACGATACCCATTTTCGTTGAGTTGATTTCATTATAAAGTTTCGAACCTTCAAGAACTGCATATAAGATTGTATTGGGGTGAAATGTGAGATACTTCTTATCATCTATCGTCTCACTAGACTTGTCGTTAGTGTACATCAAATCACCCTGTAGGATTTCTTTCATTCCCATCTTGGATAGGTATTTAAATGATGTTAAAAACTTCTCTTCTAAACTACCCTTAAGTTCGGGTGCATCTTTGATTTGTTGTTCGGATGTGTAGAATAATGGTTCTTTATTGAATAGGGATTTCTTTGCAACAAAGAATTCTTTAGTCTCGGGATGTGGCCCGCAGAATATAGCAGGAGCACCATCCCATTTAACAGTCATCTTGACTCTACCTGTTGCATGTCCTTTTAACATGTCCCTAAGTTCTCTCAGGAAGTTGATAGATGCACGACCACCTGCAATACCATTGTTGATGATTTCGTCTTCTAGGTGTTCTAAATGTACGTTTGTGACTGCCATTAAAGTAGGTTCCTGTTAAGTTACCTACTATTTATGTTTTTGATAAGGGCGTGGACTTGAGTTTTAACTCGATATCATGCAATTCTGTAGTTAGACTTGTGATTTTGCATACATCTTTAGTTTTTTTTGCATCGCGTAACATAGTTTTGACTTCTATCTTCCTTGATAGAATGTCAATAACGTCTGTTTGATTCAAAAATTTACTCATAATGTTTAACCTAATACTATTTAGGTCATTTATCTTATTAACTTTTAGGTTTAGGTATATAATGGGTACTTGTAAAATGTCCAATAATAGTGTCTGTTCCATAGATTCTTTGGATACCTTCTTGCACCAATGTACGACCTTCGTCTATTACCTTTACACTTGTCTGTAGTGTTTCAAGAACTTCTCCAACTTTAATTGCACCCTCATAAGTTATTTCTAACTTTGTTGTGGGACAGAATTTTTGTTGTTGAAATAATGCACATCCACCCATAGCATAATCTGCACATGCAGCTCTGAAAGGGCCTCCACAATGAGTGTAAGGTGCTTGTAATTGTGTAGAATGCCACCAACTTATTTCATTCGCCCATGAAAGATGTTTGTCAATAACTTTCCAACCCGAAAATCCTACATCATCGGGAAACTGCCAATTTAGATTTGTCCATACATAGAATGCAGGTTCCATCTCTTGGTCTAGTTTTCCTACATTCTGTCCTGCATCATCCCATGATACACCTTTCTCTAATCTTGAATCAATTTCTGCATGGTCACCAAACCCTTTTTGGGTTAATGGAGTCCATCCATCTGCTAATAAAATTTCTCTATTTGTCATTTCTTTCTCCTATATTTTAAAATCACCAAACTTTGAACTTCTTCCTCTGTCTGCAACAGGGATGGAGTCATCGTATGAATTAGTATTTTCAATTAACTCTTCTTGAGCTTCTTGTTCACAATCGTACAACTTCATACGACTTCTATCGACACCTATGACGAACCTTTTGAATACGGTGGGGTCATTGTATCTGTTCTTCAACTGTTTAACCACTAACTGGTCTAACTCGTCTAACTCTTCAGATGTAATCAGTGCAAACATAAAGTCTGCAGTTGCAGGTAATCCGAATGACTCTGAGGTATCTGTAAGTTCTACATCTGTTGAACCAAAACCACTAC